TTTTTCAAGAACTTCTTCACGGTGTAATGGGAGTTCATCAGGTGGTATACCTGTCCACATTGTGAAGTGTTTACGTTGGATTACTTTTGGATTGTCCTCAAAGAATAACTGAAGAACATTGTAACCATTATTAAATGCTGAGTTAGCAATTTTTGAAAGGACTGTAGTTTTTCCTACACCAGTTGGTGCCAAGATTACACCCAATTCACCTTTTGCCAATCCACCTTTTAATAACTTATCAATGCCAGTAATTCCCATTGGAATTGGATGACGGAAATCTTCGTTCAAAACATCTTCCAAGTTTTGGAAAACATCTTCAATCTTGTTTCCATTTTCTCCTACTTGGAGAGCACTTCTTACGAGTTCTTCAAGTTTGTCATAGTTTTCAAATTCTCCACTATCAAGTATTTTTTGTGATTTGGTGATTGCCTTTTGAAGCTCTTGTTGTTTACAGAACTTCAATGATTTTTCTTGTACAAACGATGCTCCTTCAGTAGACGCAGTTTGTATCTGTTTGATAGTGTCGTTTAGAATTTTCAACATCAACTCTTGTGGAAACTCACTTTTCACCATTTGTGAAAGTGTTTCGTATGATGGAGTACAATCGTATTTTACATAGTACTCCTTCACCAATTGGAGAAGTGTTTTGAAATATTTGTTTTCAAAGTGTGAGGGTTCAATTACATCAATGATAGAATGTGAGAAGTCCTTATCTAAGATAATCTGATTTAATAATTGTAGTTGAAACGTGTTACCTAGATACTCAAAATTCTTGTTTGACATAATTAAAATTCCCTTGTTAGTTTTGATAAATACTATTAGATTAAGCTATAAGTCATATAACTTGTAACAAATTTTTCGTCTGAAAAAATGTCAGTTAAGTCCTTCAATACACTTTTTACTTGCTGGCGTATGTCTACGGTGTATCTTATTTTAGGTGGGAACAATTTAGCGTCCAAAATTCTATGACAAATTGTCTGTTCTCCTACCTTTATTAAAAAGTTAAATGTTTCTGGACCCTCAGTATTTGACGTTTGCAAGATACTTGGGTTCTCCAAAATTTCGTCTTTGTTCTCCAAAAGGTATACAACCGAACGCATCTTTTGGCCGTACTCAAACCCGTCTACAAAGTCTTTTAAATACTGATACAATTCCATAGAACTGCGAGCTTGTGGATTGTAATCTCTTACGTTAAAGTAACGTTGGATTACGATGTTGTTGTTCAAGGTAATCAAGAACTCCATTTTAATTACATCTGTTTCTTTCATAATTTTTTTATTTTTCTATTTGTTGTTTGTGTTGTCTTTTTTCTTTTCTTGTCAATTTCATCAAAGGTCGTATAAATTTTATAAATTCATCATCACTCTTACCGAGATATTTGAAGAATCCATCTTCTGTCATCATACGAATTAGATTTTTGTAACCCCTACCTTCAGGGTCTAAAGTGTCGGCATAATATTGTTCAACAAGTACCCTACCTTCGTCAGAAATAAGTGGATTTTGTAAGTCCACGATTTTTTTGTTTGTTTGGTAGAATGATTCTCCGAATTCTCCGTCTTTTGTTTTTCCACTTACAATATTTTTTAAAGTTGTGTTTTTTTTGTCTTGTTCTAAAAGTTCTTCAGCCTTTGTTAAAATATGGTTAAAAGTTACCATAGAATCAAGTATCTCAGGAAAGTATTTCACAATGGTCTTTTCACCCAACCTTAATATACCACTAATGTTATCTGATTTATCACCAGTTAATATCTTAAGAGTCAATACGTTATAGTGTGGAAATTCAGTATCACCAAATTTAACTTTATCACCATTTTTAAATGTGACTTTGGAAATTGGTGAGTAGATTGATGTATGTTTATCAATCAGTTGGAAGTAATCTTTATCTGCCGATAATATTGTTTTTGATTCTTCTTTCGCAATCTGACAATAGTAGGCTATTAAATCATCCGCCTCACATTCAGTTGCTCTTACCTGACGAACAAAACATTCTTCAAGGTATTCTTTTACTCTTTCTTTTTGGATATGGTATGACTCAAGTTTAAACTCGTTCATACTCTGTCTACGGTTTAACTTGTAGTTAGGATATAATTTACGTCTAACGGCAGAGTTGTCGTCACCGTCCCAAAAGACAATAATTTTGTCGTAGTTGTGTTCATCAATTTGTTTTCTGAGGGTATTGATAAAATGAAAGACACCCCCGATATGGTTTCCTTCCACGAAGAGGTCTCTGACCCCATGGAATCCGATTTTAAATAGGTTATCACCATCTACTAAGAGTGTCTTCACAATTTATTGTTTATACTGTTTCACTTTCTTTTTCCTCAAACAAGCTGAAATCTCCGTCAGCCCCAATAATTTCTTTCCAATACTCAGCGTTTTCTTTCTTGTATTGTTCAATAGATACTTTCTCTTCCGCAGCATCTTTTCCTGCCAAGAATCCGTGTGGTGTTACGATGATTTTTCCATCCTCATAACCCAAACCATTGATGTGGTTTTTCATAACAGAAACTTTAGTACGGATTGCAAACTTAACAGTTCTTTTGTCTTTTGTTGCAGAAATTTTGTTTGTTCCCGCACCTTTTTGATTACCAAACAAGAATACCAAAGATGAGTTTAACCAAATCGCCTCACCACCTTTTGCTTTAATCTTTGGTTGTCCAAATGGATTGTCAGGAAGTTCAACCCAAGGTTGGTTAACAATAACTAAACTGTTTTCGTATTTTGAATCAGATTTACGAGAACCTGAAATACGTTGGTTGATACCCATACCAATTTTGTCGGCAAGAACCGCGGCGTTGTGTTGTTTACCACCTTTACCTTCGTAAGTCATCTTACAAGGAACCGAACCTACAGAATCCCAAAGGAATAATAAATCATATTCCAATTCACCTTTTTCTTGAGCATCCAACAAACTATTAATATAATCCGTAATTTGTTCAATGTAAGAAAAGTTGTTGTTGAAAATAAAAAATCCATCCCAATCCAACTCACCTGTTTCGGGGTCAACCACTTCGTCACAATCAAAACCCATAAGTCTTGCGTGTTCAAAACTCCACTTCTGTTCGGTAATAATGAACACGGGAAGAATATTTTGTTTCTGAGCCGATACGGCCGCTTTTACGAGACCCGTTGTCTTACCTGTATCAGAGTGACCCAAGAACATGTTCAAGTGTCCTATGGCGGGTCCTGGTAGTCCTACAGCGTCCAAGAAATCTTTACCCAAGTCAAAGTATCTTTGTGGTTTATACTTCGCCGAAGTTGAGAATTTCTTCTTTACTGAATTAAAATCGTTTTTCTTGATTGCCATGTGTGTTATAAATTAATCATGTATGGTACCATACAAGATACCATACATGATGTTTTGTTTTATTAGAACGGTAAGTCCTCAGCAGGTTCGTCAAATAATTGTGGGTCTGCAGGAGCCGCAGGTGCTGATTTAGAACCACCCATCATCATATCTCCTGAATCACTATACAAGTATTTACCTGTTTCACTATCCCAACGAGGTTCTTCACCACGAGAGATTGCTTCCAAATATTCTACAGGTTTCTTAGAGTAAACATCATTCCATGTCAACTCATCCGCCAACCACTCTTCCATAACCTTAGCGGTCTCGTGAAGAGGTGCTGGGTCATCGTGCATAATAGTTTGGATTGTTGTGTAATCTTTTCCACCAGGAGTTTTAGATTTAACCAACTGTACAATAAGGTCTCTACCTTTTTGTGAATCAGTTACATCACCTTTCTGTCTCCAAATTGGAATAATTTTGTCAAGAATACCATCATTCTTGTAATTGTGTTTGAAACGCCAAAACTTTACACCTTCGTCTTCAGCATCACGGTCAATAACCTTTACGATGTAAAATTTACGAGATTTGTATTGTTTAGCCAATTCTTTGTCTGACTCTTTGCCGGTAGACATCAACTCATCGTGAACCTCATTCAAAGGTGAACGCTCATTGTCATTTTTACCTGGGTCATAGAATTTTTGCCATTTACCACCCACTTGTAATTCATGGTACCAAACCTCTTTGAAAGGTGAAGAACCATCGGGTGTAGGAAGGATACGTACTCTACGTTGTCCTTGAGATTGCCCTTGTGGAAGAATACAAGCAAAATACTTTTTCATTCTTTCCTCTTGGGACATTCGGTTAGAGTCTCCGAAAGACTGTGTGTTTTTTTCGTACTGTGAAAGTACTGCGTCAAGTGAACTCATCATGTTTTTTGTTTAATTAGATTGTTTGTTTATAAATTATAGTTGTTTTTTTTCCGTTCGTCAAATTGTTTCGCCAAATAAAAAAGGGCCACAACGTGACCCCTTTAATATAGTAAAAAGTTATTAAAAATCAATTCATTTTAAAAGATGTTCCTGTTGGTTCTGCACCATACATATCAAACGATTTTTTAATATCTGAAGGTACAATGTCTTCAACCTCATCTGAAGTTAATACATATTCATTCTTTCCTGATTTTTGCATATCATCTTGTTTGTCATCAAAAAAACTTGAAAGTTTTTGGTTGAATGGTCCACTATCAAGACTTCTCAATTCTAATTTTTCTTGCGCTGTTTTTGGTCTGTACTGTTCAATCTTTTCTTCCATTGAATTCAATTTGTTAAACACATCATCCATAGCATTTAACTTGGTTTGTAATCCTTCAATTTGTTTGAACATCATGTCAAAATATTCTTGTTGTTTGCTTTCAACATTCTTTTGTGAATTAACTAAATCAGTAATATCCAATTCCTCAGAACTACTTTCACTTTCTTCACTTTTACCATCACCATCAATTTTTTCAACTTCAGTGTCAGTTGTTGTATCAATAACTTCAGGAGCCGCTGGTGGTGCCGATAATGTTGGGTCTCCACCAGGTGCTGCCGCAGGAGCCGCTGCTGGGTCAACAGGTGCTGCCGGGTCCGCAGGTGGTGTGGGTAAATCACCCAAAGCATCTTGTTCTACAATATACTTATTAATAGAATTGTGTCTTTTAATTTCTTCAATAATTTTTTTATCAATCGCCATTTTCTTAACCATTTAATAATTGTTTAACACCTTGTGGTGTTTCAACTTGAACTCTTTTATTTGTTCTTATTGTGTTATCAACTCTTTCAATAAGACCATCTCTGTCTCTAACTGTATAGCAATTACCAGTATCTAAATCACATACTTCGGTAAATCCATTTCCGGCATTTTTTTCTGTGTATCTTGTGTTTTTACCAAGATAATTGTCTAAATGTTGTTTAATATTCATAACTATAGTTTCTTAATAAATATCATTTAAAATTAACAAGTTTATATTTGGCTAATAATTCAACCACATTTTCAGCCTCCTTTTTAAAAGTGTCGTACATGTTTTTATTTGAATCAACCCATTTATTCCATTGTTCATCTGTTTGAAATCTATTTTGTGGCCAATATTTAGTCCATATTGATATCATATTATCAATGTAATCTTTTTTTGTATTCCAAACTAATGAACCGGTATTTCCAGTTGTTACTAATGGTGCAAATAACAAACTTTTAGATAAAACTTGTTCATTAACGTAATAGTCATTAATAAATTTAACTGAATTTGTAAATGATTCACCAGATGTAGTTGTTGTAAATACCGCAGTTGGTTGTCCATACCCATTTTGATTAACTTTACAACCAAATTGTTTTTGGAAATATTTTTCTCTTCCACCATAACTAATTTGTTGTGGGAAACTACCACCACCTAATAGTGTGTTACCTAAATCATAATTGTATGTATATACAGAATTGTCATCGTGACCATTGACATACGCAGTATATAAAATCATAGCTCTTGCTGGACCTAAAGTAGTATTATCTCTAATTATTTTTGCTAAATCAGCAAATGATATTGATTGTTGTGTATTTTCAATTCCAAGAAAGTTTTGATATTTAG